CGGAGTTTCCGCTGAACGAGCCGGTGCTAATTATCGGCAGCTTAACCAAGGCCGCCAAACTGGGCGACTCTGGCACCTTGCCGCTGGCCACTAAAGATGTGCTTGAGGTAGTAAGCGCGTTCGTTGTTGTGGTGCGCGTTGAGGAAGGTCAGGACACAGCCGAGACCATGAGCAATCTGGTGGGTGGTGTTGATAGTGCAACCGGCAAATACCTGGGTGCGCAGGCGCTGCTGGCGTCTAAGTCTAAGTTTGGCTTTGCGCCGCGAATTTTGATTGCACCAGGCTTTACCCATCAGCGCCCTGAGGACACTCAGAACGCCGGTGAGTTTCTGAAGAACCCTGTTGCAGCTGCGCTTGAAACTGTCGCTGGTCGAGTGCGCGGCATTGTGATTGCCGATGGCCCCAACACCAATGATGAGGACGCCAAGGCCGCACGTGATGACTTTGGCAATAAGCGGGTGTACCTGCACGATCCTTGGTATCAATTCTGGGATAGCGAAGTGAACGGCCCGGTAGTGCGGCCATCGAGCGCCAAGGTTGCGGCCACGTTCGCGTGGAATGACAACCAAAACGGCTGGCACACCTCGCCATCGAACAAGCCTGTTCAAGGCATTATCGGTCTTGGCCGTGAGATTGACTTCACGCTGGGGGATGCAGCTTGTCGCGCCAACTACCTCAATAGCGAGGAGATCGCAACAACCATTCGTGAGGACGGTTATCGCCTGTGGGGTAACCGTAGCACCAGTGAAGATGCGAAATGGGCGTTCATCAATCACGTGCGCATTGCGGACATCATTAATGATTCGCTGCTAGAGGCGCACCTGTGGGCTATCGACCGCAACCTGACATCGACTTACTACGAAGACGTACAAAGCGGTGTGCAGGCGTTCCTGGACCGTATGACGGCCGAGGGTCGCATTGCCGGTGGTACCTGCTGGGTAAACCCTGATCTGAATACGTCGGACGACATGAAAGCGGGTCGTGCGGTATTTGACTTTGACTTTTCGCCTTACGGCGTTGCGGAGCGCATTACCTTCCGTAGCCGAATGGTGGATGACTACCTTGAGGAGATCCTGTGATGCTGAAGGATATTTTACGTGACGCGGCCTTGTTCGTAGATGGCCGCAACTACGTTGGCCAAACCAACCAGGTCACCCTGCCGGACATTCAACTGATTGTTGAAGCCATGCGCGGTGGCGGCATGGACGGCTCCATTGAGATGGACATGGGCATGGAGCCAATGCGCGCGACCTTCCAGTTCCTAACCTTCCCTAAGGAAGTGCAGAAGCTGCTGGGTAAGCGTGACATTCAGGTGAAGGTGCGTGGCGTCCTGGTCTCGCATACAGGCGAGAAGATTGGTGCCACCGCCGAGCTGCGCGGCAAGTTCATTGGTAACAATCCGGGCGACTGGGCCAAGGGTAGCACGGCCAACTACACCGGCACCTTTGCGGCGCATTACTACAAGCTCACCGTTGATGGTGAGGAAGTTCACTTGATTGATGTCGAGGGGGTGAAGCGCATTATTAATGGCGTCGACCAGCTCGAAGAAGATCGTCGGCTGATGGGGATTTAAGGCATGACTGAGCAAAAGACTTTACCTGAAGGTACCGCACGGATTGCGCGTACCGACGACATTGATGTGGGCGACCTGAAGGCCGCCATGGTGGATGTGGTGGTGATTGAGCTGATACGCCCAATTAAAGCGGGCGGTGAGGAAATCACTGAACTCACATTTGAGGAGCCAACGGGTAAGCATGTGGAGATGATGAGCAAGGCTGGCAGCGCCAAGGCTGCAGCTGAGACCAGTTTTCGCGTGCTGGGTGAATGTGTGGGGCTTGGCCCTGAGGAAGTCAAAACATTGCGTTCGCGGGATCTGACTCGCCTTGGTCAGGTGCTGCAGTATTTTTTGCCAGACTCCCGAGCTGGGGCACTGTAGAAGAGTGGATTGCGGATATCGCATTCATTTTTCACTGGGAACCCGCTGTGCTGACGCCCATGCGGGTTACCCAGATAAGCAAGTGGCGCGAACGCGCCCTTGTACGGTTTAAGAAAGCCAACAACATTACGGAGAACTAGGATGGCCTCAAGCGACAACATGGTGTTATCGGTACTGCTGCGAGCTGTTGATCAGGTTAGCGGTCCGGTGCGCCGCGTGCAAAGTCGTCTTGGGGCTTTTCGTCGTCAGGCGGAAAACATTGGCCGTCGTGTTGGGTTTGACCGGCTGGTAACCAGTCTTAACCGTGCAGGCAAGGCAACACGGGAGCTTTACAACGGGGTGGCGCGCGTTGGCCGCCGCTTGGTTACGATTGGTGCAATCGGTGTGGGGGCTATCACCGGCATAACCATGATGACCGCAAGCCTTGGGGATAACATCGCCAAGACGGCCGATAAGATTGGTGTCGGTGTTGAGCAGCTGCAGGAGATGCAGTACGCAGCTGGTCGCGCCGGTATTGGTGTGAGTGCATTTGATAATTCACTTGAGCGCATGGTGCGCCGGGTGGCGGATGCTGCCGAGGGTTCAGGCGAAGCTGTCAGTGCCCTGGATGAATTGGGGTTAAGCGCTGAGGGGTTAAAGCGTAAAAGCCCTGATGAGGCCCTGGGTATCATCGCTGACGCCTTTGGTAATGTCGAAAACCACGCTGACCGCGTGCGTTTGGCTTACGCCCTGTTTGGCCGTGAAGGCGTGGCCATGGTCAATATGCTGCGCGAGGGTAGTCACGGCCTAGAGGAAATGTACGGCCGTGCACGCGAGCTTGGCCATGTGATGTCTGAAGAGGCGGCGCGCGAAACTGAGGTGTTCACAGATAAGCTTGGCGATATGCGAGCGTCACTAACTGGCGTGCGCAACACGGTAGGCATGGCGCTGATGCCAGTATTTGCCGGTTGGATTGACCAGATGACCGAGTTTGTGACCAAGCACCAGCCAGCTATACAGGCTTGGGCGGAGAACTTTGCCGCAAACCTACCAGGTCACCTTGCCAGTATTCGAGAGGGTTTTGGCAACCTAATGACTTCGTTAGAGCCTGTGATCAACCTAGCGGGTTCGGCCGTGGATAATTTCGGCATGTTTAATACCGTGCTTGGCGTGTTGGCTGCGTTCATTGCAGGGCCTATCGTGATGCCGCTTATTAGCTTTGCGGCCGCCATTATGAACGTAGGCTATGCACTCACCATGGTGGCGATAAAGTCGGTGCCTATTTTGCTTGGGGCGCTCAAGGGTGTTGGCGCAGCTTTGCTGGCAACTCCATTTGGGTGGGTGGCGGCTGGAATCGCTGGTATTGCTGTTGCAGCACTCACTATCAGAAAGTACTGGCAGCCTCTTGTCGCGTTCTTCAAAGGGGTTGGCAGAGGTATGCGAGATGGACTTTCCCCTGTAATCGAATCGCTAGGCTTTATTCCTGAGTTACTAAAAACCGCTTTTGAGTTTGTGAAGCCCGTATTGAAGCCAGTAATCGCGCTATTCAAGCTGGTCGGCTCTGCGATTGGCTCGGCCGCCAAGTGGTTTTCTCAGTTGTTAACACCTGTCGAAATGGGTGCGGAGTCCTTGAATCAGGTTGGTGATGCAGGTGAAAAATTTGGGCGAGTTCTATCTTCCATTATTGGCCCAGCGATTCAGTTGGCCATGCTCCCATTTAGAGTGTTGGCGTCCGTCATAAAAGGCTCGGTGTCGATTGTTAAGGGTTTCAGTTCAACCCTTCATGAAGTCTTTGGTTTGAGCCCCCTGGAGCTGCTCAAGTCGGCCTGGGATGGTCTTACCAATTATTTCAGTAATGTTTTCGGGGCGGTTAAACGGCTGTTAACGCAGGATTGGTCAGCCATTAAAGACTTGTTTAACTGGTCACCTGTCGGGCTATTGATAAATAACTTTGGTGCTGCGCGGGATTATTTGGCCAGCGTCGATTGGCAGCAGGCAGCGCAGCGCGGCTGGTCGGCCATGAAGACCCTGTTCCGTTGGTCACCGCTTGGACTTATCGCGCGTGGATTTGGCCGCGCCCTGGATTGGCTTGGGGAGCTTGACTGGTCAGCAGTGGGTGCCGGTGCCTGGGAAGTATTTAAAGGAATCTTTAAATGGTCACCGCTGGGCTTGATGGCGCAAGGGTTTAATGCGGCTTTGGACTACCTATCTGAGGTTGACTGGTCGGCAGTTGGCGCTCAGGCATGGGAAGCCTTCAAGATGATTTTCGCCTGGTCGCCACTTGGCCTGCTAATCAATGGTTTTGGCGCTGCGACATCATGGCTGCAGGATCTGGATTGGAGCGCGCACGGTCGCGCGTTAATTGACACGCTAACCGACGGTATTAAAGCGGTTATCAATAAGCCTGCTGAGATGGTCAGAAATGGACTTGGCCGCGTTCGTGACTTATTGCCCTTCTCTGATGCGAAAACCGGCCCGCTGTCATCGCTGACCGCTTCAGGCTCTGCTATTCCTGAGACCATTAGCGAAGGCGTTGAGCGCAATGAAGGCTCTATTGTGCGGGGTATGGAGCACATGGTGGGTTCGGCGCGTGACGTGCTGGCGGGCGCTTGGGATGGGCTTCGTTCGCTAATACCTGGGCAGCCTCAGGCGCAGAGCGCGATGCCAGAGCTTCCTCCGTTAATTGGTCAGGCCGAATATCAGGTGACGCTGGGTGCCGTTCCTACGCTTCCGGCATTGTCTGGCCATGCTATCTACGAGGCCAAGCTGGAGGGTCAACCCGAGTTGCCACAACTGCGCGGCAAGGCGTGGTATGAAGTGGCGCTGGGTGATTTACCTGCACTGCCTACCATTGAGGGTACAGCGATATACCAGGCAAGTATTCATGGCGCTCAGGCGTTGCCACAGGTTGATGGTGTCGCTAACTACTCGATGCCAGAGCTTCCTCCGTTAATTGGTCAGGCCGAATATCAGGTGACGCTGGGTGCCGTTCCTACGCTTCCGGCATTGTCTGGCCATGCTATCTACGAGGCCAAGCTGGAGGGTCAACCAGAGTTACCACAGCTGCGCGGCAAAGCATGGTATGAGGTGGCGCTGGGCGTCATTCCAGCATTACCACGTATATTTGGCGCTGCCATTTATGAAGCGACATTGGGCCAGTTACCCACGCTCCCCGAGCTTACTGGCCGAGCTGTATTTAACGCCGAGCTTGCAGGGCTTGGGCCTTTGCTGGATGCCATGGGGCGCAACTCAAGTGGGCCTGATGACATATCAATGGACATCGGCACTGGTGAGCAAGTCAGCCCTAACGGCGGCGGCAAAAGCGTGATCATTCAATCGCTGCAGTTCAGTCCTCAGTTTTATATTGAAATGGCCCCTGGGGATTCGCCGCAGGCGGTGGGCGATATCATTGATGAGCGCTTGCAGCAATGGAAGGACCGCGAGATTTGGGAGCAGCTGCAGGGCGTACAGGAGATTTTTGACTGATGGTTGATATTGTTCGCAATTTGCGTAATGCAAGCCGGGTTCGTGAAGGACTGGAGGCGGTGCGTGAGCAGGCCCGCAATCGGGACAAGGTCATGATGATGCTTGGCCCTTTCATGTTCTCAGTCGGCACGGCCGCCCCGAATCAGGTGGTTCGCACGAACCGCTATAACTGGCCCTCGTTGGACCTGGTTGGTGTTCGACCTGCTTTGCAATGGGTTGGATTTGGAGAAGAGCGCATCGAGATGCAAGGCACTATCTTCCCAAGCTACAAAGGCGGTCTGCGTCAGGTTCAGGCGATGCGGGAGCTTGCGGGCACGGGTAAGCGCTGGCTGCTTATAGATGGCTTGGGCGTGGTGTATGGCATGTACGCGATTACCGGCATCGAAGAGACGAGCCGCAGATTCATTGGCCCAGGTGCGCCGCGCCGCATTGATTTTCGACTGTCACTAGAGCGGGCGGAGTATGAAAGCTGATGGCCGTATATAGAACGCAAGATGGCGACATGGTTGATGAGATTTGCTACCTGCACTATGGGCGGACTACCGGAACGGTCGAAGCAGTGTATGCGGTCAATGCTGGCCTTGCTGAGTACGGGCCTGTATTACCAGCGGGAGTTTTAATAGAGCTGCCCGATATATCCATCGGGCAGTCTAAGAAGAAGGTTAAATTGCCATGGAGTTAATGTCGGTAATCTTCGCAGCTGTGCTCCGTTTGATCGCCATTTCGGTTGTCAGTAACGGTGACCAGTACCGCTTTTTCCGGCCGCCATGGTGTAGTGGCGATGTTGCAGCGACTTCTTGCAACTTGGGAAGCGCGGCGGTGTTCGCGCATGCTGCCTTCGCTTGGCTCTCTGCCTTCTTCGTATTCAATGGTGTAAGCCCAGCGAGGCTCTTCAGTGCTTTCGCAAGCGTCTTCTCCCCACGGTATGCAGCGCCCTTCCGGTACGCCTGCACAGCCAGCCAAGAGCAATACTGCAGCGAAAGTGATTGTCTTTTTCATGGTTCCCTCCAAGGGTGGTTAGCGTGACTCCTTTTTATAAGATAGAGATATCCGGCCAAGATATCACCTCTTTAATCGGTCCGGCCGTGTCCGAGGTGCAGCTCTATGACCGCTCGGGGCAGCAGTCGGATTCGCTTGAGATTGAGTTGTCTGATGCAGTTGAAATCAGTTGGCCATCCTTTGGTGCTGAGATGGCCATCGAGCTGGGCTACAAAGAGGATGAGCAGTCGCGGCGCAATGATAAGTTCAAAGTTGCCCAGGTAAGTCACAAGGGTGTACCAGAGCGCATGCGAGTATCGGGCACCCCGCTTGATATGGGCGGCCCTGCTCGCCAGCCAAGAGAGCGCACGTTCCGGCGCATGACTATAGGTGATTTGATAGCGACCTTAGCGGCTGAGCACGGCTATGAGGCCAAAGTGGTGCCTGAGGAGCTGGCCCGCATTGAGCTTTTACACGTCGACCAGAGCGGGTTATCGGACGTGAATTTAGCTTACAACGTCGCTCGCAACCATGACGCGGTTTTTAAGGTGGTTGATGGTATCTGGTGGGTGCGTAGTTATGACGAACTGGGTGAGCCTCAAGCCTACATCCGCAAAAAGGACGTTCTTTCCTGGAGCTTTCTAGGTCAGAGCCGAAAGACCTATAACTCAGTGCGGGCACACTACCATGATTTTGATAAGGCGGCGCGTGTGCCGGTCATTGCTGGTGAGGGTGACCCAGAACTCACCCTAGATGAGACATTTCCTGATGCGGACGTCGCAAAATGGCGGGCAAAGTCGGCGCTGGGGCGCGCAAAACGGTCTGAGCGCTCTATCACTTTGCGCACCAAAGGGATGCCGCACATTTCGAGTCAGATGGTGATTAAGACCGAGGGCTTCCGCGATGAGCTTAACAGCGTATGGCTTGTAACTGAGGTGACACACACGATTAATAGCGGCGGTTATATGTGCAGCATTCGGGCGGAGGGGCTTTGATGATTGGAATGGATAAGCGCACTGGCAAGCGTATTGATGGCCTTGATGAGCTGCGTCAGGGTGTGGCTGATGTACTGGCAACGCCACTTAACTCACTGCCGCATCATCGCGATTACGGCTCCCGGCTATTTCAGTTAATAGATGGCCCAGTGGATCAGCGCTTTTTGGTGGAGATATACCAGGCGGTAGCTGAGGCCTTATACCGATGGCGTCCTGACTTCGGTCTGCAGCGTGTTGAGCTTGCTGAGGTACGCGTAAACGGGCCGGTATTCAATTTGTATGGTTTTGATAAAGGCACCGGTGAGCCCGTTGTCTTGGAGGGTGTATGAGCGTTATTGATTTGTCCAAACTGCCACCACCGGCGGTTATTGAGGAGGTCAGCTACGATGACCTGCTGCAGGAGATGCTGGATAAGATGCTTGAGCTAAATCCAGGTTACCACCTACAGCCAACGGACCCTGCTTATAAGGCTCTTGCGGTGGCCGCAGTATTTAGGGTTATCGACCGACAGAAAACGAACGACCGAGCACGTAGCTTGATGCTGGCTTTCACCAGCGGCTCCACACTTGATCACATCGGGGTTACTTACTACGGCACAGAGCGCCTTGATGGTGAAACGGATGAATCCTACTTGGAGCGCCTGCAGCTTGCCTACGGCTCACCCAGTACAGCTGGTGGAGTTGAGGCCTATCGTTACTATGCCCGCCAAGCCAGTCCATTAGTTAAGGATGCCCGACCGCACAATGGTGGAGCTGGCGTGGTTAATGTGCCGGTGTTGTCGAGCGAAGACGATGGCGGTGGGGATTCGAATTTAGCGGAAGTGGTTCGGCTAGCCCTAACCCCTCAAAAAGTAAGACCATTAAATGACAATTTAAACGTGTATCCGGCAACGATCAAGAAATACCAGTTAAAAGCTGTATTAACCGTTCTTCCGGGACCTGATAGAGAGACTGTTCGGGCTGAGGCGCTGCGAGCAGCAAAGGCATATACAGAGGCGCGCCACCGACTGGGGGAGACCATGTTCTACGACAAGCTAAGAGCCACGCTGTACGTTGAAGGTGTCGAGCACGTGGACATGGAAACACCAACAAGCGATATCGCCTGCACACTGTCAGAAGCACCATTTTGCGAAAACTATGAGGTTGAGGTGAATGTCACTTAAGTCGCTATTGCCGTCCAGTTCGACAGAGTTCGAACGCGCCCTTGAGCTGGCAATGCGGACCGGCTCAGAGGGCGACGCCCCGATACACGACCTATGGAACGCGCAAACAGCCCCTGTTAGTCACCTACCCTGGTTAGCATGGGCTGTTGGCGTAGAGGAGTGGGACGACCAATGGCCTGAGCAAGTAAAGCGCCAGATTATTGAGTCAACCCCGCAAATTAGGCGCTACCAGGGCACCGTCTGGGCTGTCCGCGAGGCGCTGCGGGCTGCTGGCTATGCCGACGCAGAGCTGCAAGAAGGCATGCCGGTACTAACCCATGACGGCAGCCAGCTTTATGACCAGGTAGAGACCTACGGCGGAGGCGCGCGCTGGGCGCTGTTTAAGGTGATAGCGGATATTGGCGAGGACAAGGGCGTCGGCGGCGCTGAGTTAAACCGCCTATTACGCTTGATTGACCGCGCCAAGAACGTGCGCAGCGTGCTGCGAGAGGTTGCCTATCGGGCCAGCGTGGACGACGTGATAGCGGTACAGGACGACCAAACCTTGGATGTACTGCAAACGGTTGAAGAGGTGCGCCCGTGGGGTCGCCGCTATGACGGAGTAATAAGTCATGACCAAGCCACTCAGCTACCGCGTGCGCCGCAATACTTTGATGGCGCATACCGCCACACCGGCGAGCTGCGACACGACGGCCTGAAGCCCTACCACGACTGGGATGTGACTGGCGAACGCTACGACAACCAGTGGGATGAGATGGTATTCGGGCTGCGCTCGGAGCTGGACGAATCGCACCAGGTGGCTGCGCACTATGACGGCGCAGCCAGCTATGAAGCCGTTCTTAGCCACGGCGACACCCAGCCCCCGGCTGTTGATGCAGGGCTGCTGAATATCGTGCTACGGCGTCGCCATAACGGGCGACTGAACTATGCGGGCGGCCAGCAATACGCAGGCAGCGCGCCAATATCACAAGCGTTTTAAGGGGCTTTATATGCACTTAGAGGACACAGAAAACTTGCCCACCGGCACGCTGGAGGTGGCGATTTTCAAAAACGGCCAACTGTTCGACTTCTGGAAGGACCAGAACCTGGTTGTTAACGAAGCGCGCACCATGCTGGCTCAACTGGTTGCCGGTGACTCGGCTGGCTCAGCAATTACCAAAATCGGCTTTGGGGTGGGCAGC